TTTATATTTAATGAAGAAGCTACTAAGTATAATGCTCAAGGCTTTTTTAATCCAGCTCCTATAAGAAGTAGAGATTACATTGCATACTGGGATGAGATGAAGATGCGCTGTAGAAAAGGTGTGATCTTTAAGAACAAAAAGAAGACATGGTATCTCACGCGCGAGTACTACATGTGGATCAACTTCCTACCTATTAACAACAAGGAGATAAGAAAGTTTGCATTCCCGGATATACGGGATGCTCAATACCACTTAGCTCTTTATGAGATCTTAGCTGAGTTATTTTATAAGCATGCTGCTGTTCTTAAGAAACGTCAGATAGCCTCTTCATATTTTCATGCAGCCAAACTAATTAACCAGATTTGGTTTGAAGAAACTCCGATCTTAAAAATAGGAGCCTCTCTTAAGGCATATGTAGAAGATACTTGGAAGTTCTTAGCAGAGTATAGAAACTTTTTGGATGAGAATACTGCTTGGTATCGTCCTATGAATCCAGGTAAAGTACTGAACTGGCAACAACAGATTGAAGTAACTATCCCAGGAACTACAAGAAAAACTTTGAAGGGTCTGAAAGGTATCCTTAAAGGAACATCTTTTGAACAAGATCCTACAGCAGGTGTAGGTGGACCCTGTACTTACTTCTTTCATGAAGAGGGTGGGATTGCTCCGGATATGATGTTTACCTATGGATATATGAAGCCTGCTTTGAAATCAGGTTTGATCACCACTGGTACATTTATTGCGGCCGGTTCTGTAGGTGACTTGGAACAGTGTGAGCCTTTAAGGAAGATGATTCAGACTCCTGAAGCTAATGAGATATTCTATGTTGAGTCAGATCTTCTAGATGATAGAGGTACTGTAGGAAGAAGCGGTTTATTTATTCCAGAACAGTGGTCTATGCCTCCTTGTGTAGATAAGTTTGGTAACTCAGAAGTAGAGCGAGCTTTGGTAATGCTAGAAGAATACTTCGCTAAGATCAAGAAAGATCTTGCTCCTGAGGATTATCAACTAGAAGTATCCCAGCATCCGCGGAATATTGAAGAAGCTTTTGCTACAAGAAGTGTGTCTTTATTCCCTAGTCACTTGGTTGCAGCGCAGAAGAGAAGAATAGAAGATAAAGAATATCACACAGAATATATTGATTTATCTAGAAATGCTGATGGAACATGGATTATTGAGAAGAGTAAAAGACTTCCTGTAAGCAAGTTTCCAGTAGAGAAAAATTCTGAAGACAAGTCTGGTGTAATTGTTATGTATGAGAAACCAGATCTAACAGCTGATTGGGGTACTTATTACGCGTCTATTGACCCGGTATCTCAAGGTAAGACTACAACATCTGAATCATTGTGTTCTATATATATTTACAAAATACCTATTGAGGTGACTAGACAAGATGGAGTGGATGTAAAAACATACATAGAGCAGGATAAAATAGTTGCACAATGGTGTGGACGCTTTGATGATATCAACGAAACTCACAAGAGATTAGAGCTTATGATTGAATGGTATAATGCCTGGACCCTTGTTGAGAGCAATGTTCCCGGCTTTATAACTCACATGATCAAGCAGCGTAAGCAGAAGTATCTGGTCCCTAAGAATCAGATTACCTTCAGGAAGGATCTTGACAATGTTCAAGGTCATAACATGGAGTATGGTTGGCGCAACACGGGAACAATCTTTCGGGCCCATATCTTACCTTACTTAATTGACTTCTGTAAAGAAATATTAGAAGAGACAACTACAGAAGAGGGTAAGGTGGTTAAGATAACTTACGGCATTGAAAGAATTCCTGATAAAATGGCCATGGTTGAGATGCAGCAATACAGAGATGGTCTCAATGTGGATAGGTTAATAGCACTAGGGGCTCTGATAGCCTTTGCTAAGGTGCAAGAAGCAAACCGAGGTATCAGAAAGAGATTTGACACAACAGACAAAAAAGACTTGCAAAAGTCAGAAAATTTATATAAATTTACTAATAGCCCATTCCGGCATATTGGGATGGGCCAAAGCTCTTTGGATAAAAGACCTCCAAGGAACCCATTTAAGAACATAAGATAAAGCTATGCAAGTATTAAACGCGATGCAACTCAAGTCCGGTAAGAAGGCTGAGTACAACAGGATGGGATCGATAACTCAACCTTTACAGTTCCTCCCTAAAAAAGAAAAGAACCAAGAATGGACAGCTTGGAACATGGACTGGCTAGAATGGAATGGTCTTAAGCAGATCCGCAGGAATGCGCGCCGGCTAATGAAAAACTATAAGTTGGCCAAAGGGGTTATTGATCGCGGAGACTATATGATTGAAGAGTCCAATGAGATGCAAGATCTTGTAGATACTTTAACAAAAGAGGATCCTACAGTTCTAGAATTGAAATTCTATCCTATCATTCCTAATGTTATGAATGTTCTCACAGCCGAGTTTGCTAAAAGAAATACCAAAATTACCTTCCATGCAAAGGATGAATATTCCTATAATGAACAATTAGAACAAAAAAGAGTTCAAGTTGAGCAAGTTCTTCTTCAGCGTGCTGAAGAAAAGCTTATGGCCAGAATGATTGAGCAGGGGCTTGATCAGAATGATCCAGAAGTGCAGGCGCAAATGCAACAGCAATTGTCTCCTGAAAATCTGAAGACTCTTCCTGAAATTCAGAATTTCTTTGACAAGGATTACCGAAGCATGGTTGAGCAATGGGCTATGCATCAGACCAAGATTGATGAAGAGCGCTTCAAGATGGATGAGTTAGAGGAGCGCGGTTTCCGTGATATGCTAATTACTGACAGAGAGTTCTGGCACTTGAAGATGATGGAAGATGATTATGACATTGAACTTTGGAATCCGGTTACTACTTTCTATCATAAGTCGGCAGAAGCAAGATATATCTCTCAGGGTAATTGGGTTGGTCGCATAGAGATGATGACTATTGCTGATGTAATTGATAAGTATGGATATGCTATGACTCAAGAGCAATTGGAATCTATTGAATCTATCTATCCTGTGAGGTCTGCCGGATATCCTCTACAGGGTTACCAGAATGATGGATCTTACTATGACGCTACCAAGTCTCATGAGTGGAATACCAATATGCCGTCCTTAGCCTACAGACAGTTTACATCTATGTATGATAACTTTGTTTTTAATGGCGGAGATATCATCAATTGGATCATGGCTGAAGGAGAAGACTACGCGCCCATGGGTGCAGCCTTCTTATTACGCGTGACTACAGCTTACTGGAAGTCTCAAAGAAAAGTGGGTCACCTAACTAAGATTGGCGAGAATGGAGAAGTAGTTACTGATATTATTAGTGAAGACTATCTTGTAACGGATAAGCCCATCTATGATACAACTTTAATCAAGAATAAAACCAAGGATACCTTGATCTTTGGAGAACACATTGACTGGATCTGGATTAACCAGGTTTATGGTGGAGTTAAGATTGGTCCTAATCATCCTAGCTTCTGGGGTATGAATAACCCCGGCGGTGTGAATCCTATGTACTTAGGTATTGATCAGAATAAAATGGGCCCTTTGAAATTTCAATTCAAGGGAGACTCAACTCTCTATGGATGTAAACTCCCTGTAGAGGGTGCTGTATTCAATGACAGGAATACAAGATCAACTTCTATGGTTGACTTAATGAAGCCTTTCCAGATCGGGTATAACATTGTGAATAACCAAATAGCAGATATCCTTATTGATGAACTAGGTACCGTGATTATGCTAGATCAGAATGCCTTACCTAAGCGTTCTTTAGGGGAAGACTGGGGCAAGAACAACTTTGCCAAGGCCTATGTGGCCATGAAGAACTTCCAGATCCTTCCTTTGGATACATCTATTGCCAATACAGAAAACTCTATTTCTCAGAATCCTTTCCAGGTAATGAATCTAGAGCAGACTAATCGTATGATGTCTAGGATTCAGATGGCCAATTATTTCAAGCAACAGTGTTTTGAACTAATTGGAATTACACCACAAAGGTTAGGTCAGCAAATGGGACAGATTGATACCGCTAAAGGTGTTGAGCAAGCCTTAATAGGATCTTTTGCACAGACTGAGAATTACTTTATCCAACACTGTGATAACTTAATGCCGCGCGTGCACCAGATGAGAACTGACTTAGCCATGTTCTACAACTCTACAAAACCATCACTGAGACTGCAATACATAACTTCTGACGATGAGAAAGTAAATTTTGAGATGAATGGTACAGATCTATTGTTACGTGACTTAAACATCTTTGCTACAACCAAGTCTAATCAGAGAGCTATTCTAGAACAGATGAAACAATTAGCAGCCAGCAATAACACAGCGGGTGCCAGCATCTATGATCTAGGTACTGTTATGCAGGCTGAGTCTATGGGAGAACTTACTAATTCTCTTAAAGGAATCGATAGAAAGACTGCGGCTATCCGTCAAGAAGAACAACAACATCAACAGCAGATGCAAGAGCAAGAGATGCAAACAAGACTTCAAGAGAAGCAGTTGCAGCTTGATCATGATATGCAAGAGAAAGAAAAGGATAGAAGAAAAGATATTCTTGTTGCAGAGATTAAGTCTGCCGGCTTCGGAGCTATGCAGGATATCAATGCTAATAAACAATCTGATTACTTAGATGCCCTAGGACAAATACAAAAGTCTGAACAATTCCAGGATACAATGAATCTTCAGAACACTAAGGAGAGTAATAGAATATCTAATGATAGAGAGAGGAATCAACTTGAGCGTGAAAAGTTGCAAGCCCAGGTAGGTATGAAGCAAACGGATCTAGAAATAGCCCGAGAAAACAAAAATCAGTTTGATACTAAAGCTAAAGCCAAGGCAAAAGAACAAGCAAAGAATAAGAAAAAATAGGCTATAGCTATATATTGCAAAATATTTATAAGAGCTTTAGAGATAGTTTCAAATTTATAAAGTTTATTTCTATATTTTTGTTATATTATAACATAGGCAATTAAACATAAACCAACATAAACCAACTAACATGCCAGAAACTAACGACAAAACAGCAATAAGTCAGATGGATATATCCATTGATGAGTTGCTAGGTACACCAGGGGGAGCCAACATTATGGTTCCTGCAGAGGAAGAAGCTAAACCAAATCTTTTTTCAAGATCAGCTCCGGTTGATATTGATAAAATGCTCATTGAAAAGACTGATGATGAAAAAGCCGCTGATGAAGCAGCAAAAGCTGCAGCAATAGCTGCTGGCAAACCTCTTCCAAAAACTGAAGAAGAAGA